TGCCCAGCCATTGAACCAACGGTAATCCCATTAGGGTTAGCTTCTGCGAACTGGCTCATGCTCATAGAGCTAGATACGCCTAGAGTGAGCTGACCATGGATAAAGCAGTTTTCTTCAAGGTCTGCACTATTACGATAATGAGCAATGTTGACGTTAGCAATATCCGCAAGTGGCGGCACGTCAACCGAAGCATCGTTATTTTCACTACCGACAATAAATAGCGGGATAAAATCAAAACTAGAGCCATCAGACCGTTTAGGCGTAAATTCTTCACCATGAGGCATCTCTTCCCTGTATAGCTGTTGAGTATATACACCATCTCGTAGTCTCAGCACTCTGTACTGCTTCTTTAACTCATAGGTAAACTCATCTTCATCGTCATCGTATAGCTCGCACAATACAGCTAGGGTTAGTATCTTACGCCCAGAAACTACGGAGACATTCCAGTTAATAAAATTCTCTGCTGTATAACGGTTAATAGAAGCCTGTGGCTGTATCTGCTGTACTTGCTCAAGAGTTAGCCCCTGCTCTAGCTGTGGAAAGTCAACTAATAGAGCGTGGCGCCCTTTACCGATAACCTCACCACATACATCTTTCGCCAGACTGCTTAGTGATTCACCAGCGCCATCGGCATTTTCTAATAGGTAATCTAACTGGTTTGGTATCTCAATCTCAGGCTCAGACCTAAATATAGCGCCAGTTAAACCCTCTTTAGTTCGACCTGTGAAGTTTACGAATACAGCGCGATTGATATAGCTAATATATCTGCTGTCCTCTGTGGTTACGCCTTCCATAGGTCTGAGGTATTCTGCTCGCTTATCCTTTACTGCTCGCTGCCCCTCACAGCAATCAGTTACCCTAGTCCACTCATTAACATATTTATCATATTCTGGGTTTTGCTGGTCTACACTCATAAGATCACATCACGAAATTAAACGGCACAGCCGCTATAGGTTTATTTATCGGTAACTCATACGCAATAGGGTAAGTTGCCGCATCAATTAGGTGGTCTAGTCCGCTTGATTTGTCGGGACTACCGTTAGCATCATAACTTAACTGCTCAAGATTGCCAGTAAGCTCTTGACATTTTGCTGAGTTTACCATAACAGCACCAGATTCAAAGGCTGAATTAGCCGCCATAACCCTGTCTTTTACTAATGGGTTCTTTTTATGCGCTCGTATCTCAAAGCCAGCCGACTCAAGTAATGATATATCGCTGATAGAAGCGTCAACAGTTTTGCGGCTACCACCACTGGCATCAGGGTAAACAATTATATTGTGCTCAGGATAACGCTGCTTGAGCGTAGTTATCATCGCTGGCGTATCATATATTCGAACCAACTCATCTACAGCATGAAACGCATCATCTCGCTCAACATAAACAACCGCACTCATAGCTGTTACGTTAAAATCCATACCAACAAACAGCAATTCACCTACGATAACTTCTTCGTTACTGTCGTTTCTGTGCCTATCGTAACCAGTATAGACTGTACCCTGCGTTAAGTTGACGAACTCACCTTGAGTATATGCCTGTAGTAATTGGCTAGGGTAGATAGCTTTAAGGTTTTCAATGTAATCGGGCGGTAAATGTGGATTTGAATCTGTAGGTGCTTGAATTATTTGATAATCAGGCTTAGGGTCTTTTTTCCATGTTTTATAAACGAATTTAAAGCCCTCTGGCGTGGTTGTAACGCCTATAGTATTTGGCTCACCATTGGGCTTGACCTGCCTGTTACGCGCCATAATTGCCCTAAATGCGGCTGCTGCGTCATCTGATTTCAGCGTATCTAGCTCGTCAATATCTGCATCTGCATGCTCATAACCAATGATACGATTAATGTTATCCATTGACCTAAATATAATCTGACCGTAACGACCTAAATCAATACAGTTAATTGGTGACTTTCTGAGAACATAAGGAATCTCCATAGCCGTTAGGATTTCCTCAAATCTCTGCCATGCGATCATTCTTATCAAATCGTAGGTTGGCTCATAGAATCCCCTGTTTGTTTCAGGGTTGCGTAACTTACCTATGATACAGCGAAGTACAGCCGCCTCAGTCTTGCCAGCACCGAAACCTGCAACTAGCGCAGGGAATTTAGCGTCTGTTGTAATGTATTTAAACTGTGGGCTTGTGGGTGTTAGTTTCGCCATCAAACTGCGTCAGGGTTGACTATCTCAATAGAGACTGTATCTCCGTGGTTGTACTGGTCTATTTCTTGCTTATCAGTCTGACCGAGCAACTGCTTCCCTAGCCATATTGCCATTGTGGGGTTGCCTTCCTCAACAAGTTTAATCTGCTGCCGTCTGAGCGATAACTTGCCATGCGCTTTACCTCTATCAACAGCCTCAGCAAAGTCAGGTTCTTCTTGGTATCTGCGCTGTATGGTTTTTGCACTAACATTAAAATAAGCAGCTATTTCCTCATGGGTGCAATTAAGCCGACATAGCTTTTCGAGTGCATCTAAATTCAATTCTATTTTTTCGCGCATAGCAAAACCTTTTTATAACTGGACAATTTAAAATAATTACTCTTTTTCAATAAAGCCTGACAATGCGTAAAACACTAAACTATTACGATAGCCGCCTTCATGTATTGCTTTGATTGGTGTTACTGCGTGCATATTGCGCCATGCAGGGTATAACAATAAGCTCCCTGTTGGCATTTCAAAGCAAGCGTCATAATCAGGAACGTACAAACAACCACCTGTAGAGTTGTGCCTGTGCGTATATATAGCATTTAGCGTTTTCTTTACATTAGCTCTATCTTGATGAAAAGGTGCTGCTATATTGAAGTTACTAATACTGCTAGTGAATAAGTTTCCAAATCTGTGCTTCTTATCTACTGGGCTAATCGCTTTCGCGTGAACTTCATATACCTCAGGTATTAATTCCTGCATAAGCTGCTCAATACGGCTTGTCGCTCTGAGCATGGCTTTAATGAATGTGCTTGCGGTTTTAACTGCGTGAACACTACTGCGGTTGTGATAATTCCTTCTCATGTGTGGCTTTTTAGGTATTGAGCCTATGATTGTGCTCTGCTGTACTGTGCCTAACTTCTTTGCTTCTGCCCTAGAGATTCCTAGCTTTTTCTGCATTGACATAACATCAGACCTTTCTAGCTCAGTTTTAGGCACTCTGTCTGAAAGGAACTCTTTGTTAGCTATCGCCATTAGCTGCTTCAAGCTGTCGTACTTCTCAGGTAGCTCTTTCAGGTAAACGCCTACTAACTCGTCCCCATCATATAGGTAGCAAGACTCTTTCACGTTAGGCTCGATATATTCGCAAACTGAACCTCGCTTTCTTTCGTGCTGTACCTTCTTCATTTGCAGCTTAATCATTCATAATCCCCTCTTTCTTTTTCCACTCTATTACCTGTTTGGGGCTGTGAAACCTAATTTGTATTTCAGCTTTAGGGTGGCAGCCTTTCTTTACTTTATATCTAAAAAGATTAGGGTATTTGCCCATTAGGTATTCGCAATCCACAATCTTGCGCGGAACTCTCTGCTCGTATGTGCCGATACCGCCTTTTTCGTAATGCCCTGCGACAGGCTTAATCCAAGAATTAATTAATACGCAGTTGTTCTTCACTAACTGAGAAGCACAATAGCCGAAATCTTCCATAGCTTCTAAATCAGGGTCATATTGCAGTCCTGCGTACTTAACAGCACAAGCTTTGCTGATTACATAACCAACAGGTTTGTATTTCTTGCTGTTGAAAAAGTAATTATCGACTGTTGCGTAACCTATATATTCTGCTTTTATGGTTTCCGCTACAGCTATATCCTGCTCTAACAGTTTCAAGTATTCTGCTGCTGTGAAACTCTGGCTGAAGTCAGCTTGGCTTATTGCTGGTGAGTCAACATTGAGCTTTTTCTTGTTGTAGTGCTTATCAACAACTCTTTTCATTCCTCTAATATTGTCATCTAGGGACACATACCACTCACCTTTGACCGCGAGATTATTGACTATCCAGTTTCTTTGGCTTGTTACACCAAATGGCGCGCCAGTAACTATGATGTCTTTTTCTTTTATCCTGCCAGCAGCTAAGTAATCCTTTTTACATTGTTCACTATGCAATAGGACCTTGTAGGGGACATTACTCTTATCAAGCCATGCGGTAGTCTTTATCGTTTCAGCCCTGTTGTAGCTCGGAACATAAACTGGAATCATGCTTCTGCGCTCAATGCGTTAATCAAAGCACCACCGATATAAACACCACTCTCCCTCGCATCTTTGATCATTTGTTGCGCTATTTCGTAATCTTGCGGCTCGAACTCTATCTGTATAGCTTTTTTAACATCATTGCTCATTTCATCTGCGCTGTTATCGCTATCTTCTAGCGCATCGAGTATAGAGTAATCAACATCGTCATCGAAATTAGGTAAAACGTCCCAACCTAAAAGGTCAGTGTCGAACTCAAATTCTTTCAGAGTTTCAATTTCCACTTTCAGAAGCTCATCGTCCCAGCCAGAATTGAGTGCTATCTTGTTATCAGCAATGACGTAAGCCTTCTTCTGCGATTCTGTAAGCCCAGATAACTGCATAGTCGGGACATCTTCAAGCTCTAATAATTGAGCCGCCATGAGCCGCCCATGCCCCGCTATAATGCCGTCATCTTCGTCAACGAGTATAGGGTTAGTAAATCCGAATTCTTTAATGCTGGCGGCAATTTGTTGAACCTGCTTTTCGCTGTGCGTTCTTGAGTTGTTGACATAAGGTATCAGGCTAGAAGTAGCCTTGTATTCGATCTGCAAGCTCATAATTTCCCCTTTAGTTTTTGCGCGTATTTTTTGATTGTAACATGATATTTCTTTGGTAGGTAAATACCTCTCACCTCAGCTAAACCCTTAGCCTTCTGCCGCTCTCTAAATTTACGCACATTTTCTGTACTGCTCATTCTCCAACCCTCTTTGCGTGTTCTGCTATTTGGTCATTCCAGTCAGCCAGCATCTCTCGATAATCGGCTGCATAGTATTTCCTCAACTCTCTCTTTTTGTCGTGCATATTGTCAACGAAGTCTCGCCCATACATATCTATCATGTATAGCGTGTACATTTGGGCTGCATCGCCCTGTTTCATGCCGAACATATTACAGCCTTTACACTGCGGGTGAACATTCTCCTCTTGTAGCGCCCAGTAACTGCTTGCGCCTTTGGGGATATAATGCCC